GTTTCTGGCAGCCACGCGGAAACTTTCTGACCCCGGGGAGGGGTCTGCAAGGAAGCCCCGCGCGACGCTCTCGCGACGCGCCCGAGCGCCCAAGCCTACCGCCTCGACGCCGCGCCGCGGCGCTTTGATTTGCTGCGGTTCTCGTGCATTTCTCGCGCTGTCTTGCGGCTATGGCAGCTGTGGCAGAGGCTCTCGAGGTTGTCTCGGTCGCAGAAGGTCTGCCAGTCGCCCTTGTGGTCGACGATGTGGTCGACATCCGTCGCGCGGACCCGCCGCCCGTGCCGGGCGCACTCGCGGCAGAACGGCTCGCGCAGGAGCTGCGCCGGCCGCAGGTCGAGCTTCCACTCGTCGGTCTGGTACATCCAGCGCCAGGACTGCGCTTCCACACTGCGCCGGTCGCCGCGCGGCCGATGGGCGTCGCAGTATCCATCGCTCACCAGCACGCAGCAGCCGGGATGCCGGCAGGGTCGGAGCGGCTTTAAGGCCATCGAGCTATCACCTCCGGGCAAAACAAAAAGCCTGCACCGACACAAACCGCATACAGCGGATCATGTGGCGCAGGCGCTAAGGCACAGGCACTCGTCGATATTCACGATGGACTCCATCCGGCAGCACTTGCAGTAGACCGGCAAGTCTTTTGCTCTGGTTCCGGGATCGAGCCGAAGGACTTTGCCGCGCCCGCATCTCGGGCACATCAGCCATCCGTCCTTTGTGACCAGTTTACCATCATTCCGTTTTGTTTGCAACACTTTTTGCCTCCTTTTTGCCTCTTGTCTACAAATAAAGCATAGCGTACAAGTAAAGACGCTCTATAGAAGTATTATCTTAGATTCATAAATCTAAAATAAAAGTTCTTGCGTTTTCCGGCGGTTTTGCGATCCAGTCCGCGTATTCGATGCGCCATGCCGCCATACCGTTTACCTCGCGCGCCAACGGCCGCGAGCGCTCACTCCAAAAAGTCTCACGCGGCATCGCGGGCGCTCGCGTCTGCACGCGCACCGTGCGCGGAGGGATCAACTGCCGCATCCCGCGCGCCACGCCCCACGGATGCTTCCCGAGCGGGATCATCTCGTCCGGCTTGCAGAAGTACCGCGCAAGCCGCCGATACCCGCCGTCGCGGCTGAGCACGGGATACTCCTTATAGCCCGGATTGACGAAGCCGTAGCCCCACAGGAATTGAACCACCGCAAACGGCAGGTCGTCCTCGCTCGCCACAAAGTGGATGTGCCAGCGCTTATTGCTGTGCCCCGCCTCCACCGCATAGACATAGCGCCGGATGCTCGGGTCGAAGCGCCGCACGCGCTTGCAGAACGCAGCAAAGCACCGCTTGACGTCCTCGAAGGACGCCGGCAGGTGCGCATCGTCGAAGGTCAGAACATAGTGGACGCCCAGGTAGCCGAAGAGGGCGAGGTAGAGCTCCAGCTTCTCCGCGCTGGAGCTCCACATGGAGGGCAGCGCAGGCGAGCCGCGGCACTGCTGCTCGCCCGCCCATGAGACGAGGCGGAACCGGTCGGTGGTGTAGGTTTTCGTCAGCGGCCCGCTCCGCTGCGTGACCACGCACAGCTCACTCATACACGCTCCCGACCATACCGGCGACCGCGCCGGTGAAATCGCCCTCAATAACAAATCGCTCCAGCTCCCGCAGATAATCTCGATAAAATTCCTCTAAAAGATGGTAAAAGACAGCCTCATGCGATAGATCTCCGTCGCATTTGTTTGCAAGGCGCACAGCGTTGTTCCGGTTGCAATAGAAACCCATCAGCAGTTTGATCATCCGTTTTCTTGTCATTTCATCCCTCCGTATCTGAGCTTGTCCAGACCCGCGTTGACCGCGCGCCAGTGCTCGATGTCAAACTTTCCGTCGTTGCGCTGCATCAGGTAGAGCTTCGAGGCGTCCAGCCCGCAGGCCTCGGAGAGCTTGATCATCGAGCCCGGCCCCTTTTCCGACCAGTACCGGTTCAACCGGGCAAAGATGTCCGCTTTCTCGCTCGACGCCTTCCCGGCAAACCGCGGCGTTGCCTGACCGACCGCCAACGGCAGCTTGATCTCCGTCGGCTTCGGCACGTCGGGCTTCTCCTCGGGCGGTCTCTCCGGCGGCTCGACCGGCTTCGGCTCCGGTCGGCTCACGCCCTCCGCCGCGGGGATGTCGGGCAGCTCCTTCTTGGGAGGGCCCTTTTCCGTGCCCGAATCGGGCACCGAGCGGACGACGCGCCCGCCAACGACCAGCCCGCCGCCTCCGCCCGCAGGCGTCGGCCTCGGCCCGCCGATCACGACAGGCACGGCATCCCCCGCGACCACCGCCACAGCGCCGAGCGCGGGGAACTCCTCGACCGCGTAGGTCGTGCCAAGCGGCAGCACCAGCGTGCCCGCGCCGAGCGCGTCGCACACATAGGCGCGGAACGCCTCGAGCTGTTTGACGTCGGCGTGCAGCTCCGGCAATTTGACGATCAACACCCTGTTCCACGTCATAGCTCCACCCCTTTCAGCGCCCGGCGCAGATCGAGGAAGCGTCCGCCGAGGCCCTTGTCCACCAGCTCCTGCAGCGCGTCGAGCGTCAGCTCGGCGTCCTTGGCGCGGTACACGTCCTCGCACAGCGTCTCCATGTCGCACAGCTTCGCGGCCGCGCCATAGAGCCGCACCGGGCAGGAGAGCAGGCTCACGCCCTTGATGCCCCACGCCCCGTCGGGCGTCTTATAGGTCAAGCGTCTAAATTCAGGCATTGTCCGCACCTCCGTCCATTTTCGCCCCGCAGTTGGGGCAGTAACCAAAATGGTTGATTACCTGTGCGTAGTATTCCTTGCCGCAATTCGAGCATTTCGCAAAGCCCTGCCGCCAATTACCGTTCTCGTCAAAACACGGCTCGAAGCACCCATGCACCACCGGGGCCACGTCGGCGGCGGTTGTGGCAGCAACAATCTCCATAGCCGCTGCACCATCAGACCCGCTCTCCCACTTTGTTTCCATGACCCTTTTTATCGCGGTTTCTCGCTTAATGTATTCAGGCATCATTCTCCATCCTTTCCCGCAGCCGCCGGACCTTGTGTGCCCGCTGCTCCGCCACCGCGTCCTCGACCTCAAACTCGATCGCCATCTGGTCGAGCATGATCCCGACGTCGGCGATCTCCTCGGCGATGTTGGCGAGCGTGTCGCCGTCCACGCGCCCGCGCAGGAACTTGCACAGCACATCCTGCAGCTCGGCCATCTCCTCAAAGGCCATCGTGATCTGCGCCTGCGCGCCGTAGCGGCTGAGCGCCGCGCATAATGTTTTGCGTTCCATGTCAGTCATTGCTTTTCGCCTCCAATGCTTTCTCCGCCTCCTCGCGGGTGAGGAATACGGTCTTGCCGATGTCAGCACCATCATTACGCAGACGATACGCGCAGAACCCGTCCGGCTTTCGATTGCACGTTGACATACACAGATTATCCTCATCCGTGCAAACAGCTCTAATGTCCGGGGCTTCAAGCTCCATTTCTCGCGGCACATTGTCACGGCCAGTCACCCATAGCGTGCCTCCAACCTTGCACGGCAGCACCACCAGCCGCCCGTCCTTGTCGGCCTCGCCCAGCTCGCGCAGGCGGTCGATGCCGCCACATTCGCCGATCACCGTGCAAAGGTCGCTCCACTCTTTAACAATCGCAGACACCTCCCGAGGTTCCAGCCACGCGTCTTCGTAGGCGGCAAGGCGGTCCATCATCTCTCGGACACCTGCGGGTTCAACCTCGCAGGGGATCTGTCCGGTCGAATAAGGATTTTTTGCGCCAACGTAGACCACAACGCCGTTAATCCTTCTTGTCAGTCGCTCCATCACTCCACCTCCTCCGGCGGCGCCGGCAGCGGCATCCACGCCAAAACCTTAATGTTCCGGCCGTTTGACACGTCGCCGCCCCACATTCCGTTGATGTAGTATCCGATGCCGTATGTCCGATACATCCGGTTATATTCCCCGAAACGGAAGTACTCGTACCAGCAAAGCACCACGTCGCCGTCCTCCGGCAGGCGCTCCGTCACGGGGATCCACCGCGTCTGCTCCTGCGCCACAGCGATCTCCTCGGCGTACCGTGCGCAGCGCGCGGTCAGGCGCTCGATCAAATCCGCGCCGTCCAGTCCAACGCGGTCGATATCGCATGAATGCCAGGTGTCGGCTCCGTATATGGGCCGTTCTTCTTCCGGGACTTCCTCTTCCTTCCAGTACGAGCAATGCTCGCAGGCATTCTTTCCGCCTGCGGTGGAAATGCACCGCAGCGCCTTGACGATCTCTTCGTTTTTCATGCGCCCTCCTTGCCGCGGCTGCACTCGGCAAGCGGCATCCAGCGGTCGCAGCGGCACTTGATAATGTCGTCGACCGTCGTCCCGGCGTCCGTCGAGATGAACGGATACTCTTCGTCCGCGCCGCCGGCGCAGCGGGCCACAAGGTAGCTGCTGCCGCCGAGGCCGGTCTCGTAGCTGAGCACGACCAGCGCGCCCTCGGTCGGCCAGTGCGCCGCGTCGAGCGGCAGCCAGACCGGCGCGGCGAGATCCACGCCAGCCCTCCACTCGTCTCGCGGCGGTAAAGGATCGTCCGTCAGACCGCAAAGGTAGTCCATCGTCGTGCCGAGCGTCAGCGCCAGCTTGGGCAGCGAGCCCGCACCGGCAAGGCTGTTGTTTTCCCACGCGCTGTAGGTGCCGGGGTACTCGCCGATACTCTCGGCGAACTCCTTGCGCGTCAGTCCGGTCGCCTCGCGCAGTGCCTTGACGCGCTCGCAGAATTTCGGCGTCATGTTCTTGAGCCGAGGGTCGTCGGCTGCCGGATTTCGAGGCACGGAAGGCTCCGGCTCCTTCGGCGGCCGCTCTGCGACAACAAAGCGGCACGCAGAAGAGCAGGTGTCACGACTGAGACATTCGCGGCAGCAGCCGGCGCAGCGCCACTCGCCGTAGCGATAACGGTCAGCGTACATCCGCGCGGCGTTCGGGCAGAAGCCGCCGGTATCCGGGCACTTATGCTTGCAGCAGGTCCAGCAGGTCGAAAACTCGCGCACGTTGTTGATCGACCATGTGCGACAGTGGTCAATGACCCAATCCAGCAGCCTGTACTGCGTCTCGTCGTCCATGCGGGCGATCTCAAGCGCGGCGGCCTCGGGCAGCTCGCCCTTCTCCCATCGGGCAATAATGCCCGGCACCTTGAGGCCCTTTTTGATGACCTGCAAATTGCCGACCTTCGTCGCGTTGATCTGCATCTCCTTGGCGATCCACTCGCGCAGACCGACCGGGAACTCCTCGCCGGCCTTCTTTCGCCGAATGTAGGTTTCCTTGAGCCTTTCGGCCTCCTCCGCAAGCAGCGCGTTGGACTTCACGCGCTGGCGGTTCGCCTCGATCACCGCGCACAGCTCCTGCTCCTCCGTCATCGCGGGCAGCACGCGGCAGAGCAACGAGGCGAACTGCTTCGCGACGGCCTCGTCTTGATTTGCCGCGAGCAGCCGCAGCGCCGCCATGCGGCTGTGGCCGGAGATCAGGCGATACTTGCCGTCCTCCGCCGGCACGACGGTCGGCGGCTCCAGCAGGCCGTTGGCCAGAATGGACTCCATCAGCGCGCCGAGCGCGTTGTTGTCCGGGCGCGGGTAGAAGTTGCGCGGATTGTCGAGGATGTCGCCCACCGGGATCTCGCGCGTCATGCCCGATTCGGGCACGGCCTCGGGCAACGTCGCCGCGAATTTTGTGATGTCAAACTTTTTGCCCGCCATTGTTAGACCTCCTCCATCAGCTCGCCGGCAAGGCAGCGGTAATCGACCGCCGCGCTGCTGCGCGGGCTGTACTCCCGCATCGGCGAGCGCGGGGATCATCACCTCGCGCACGCTCAGCAGCGCCGCGACACTCGCGAGCGTGTAGCCCGGCGGGCAGTCGAAGATCATCCAGTCCACCTCGCTGTCCGCTGCCGCGGCCTCGGCGAAGTGGCGCAGGCGCTCCGGCGCGCTCACGCCGTCCTTGATCGCCTGCAGGTCGAGCTCGTAAAGGTCGGAGCTGCTCGGCAGCAAGTCGAGCCCGGGACGGATGGGCACGAGGTTGTCGCTCCACAGCGGCTCGCAGTCGCCCCGCAGCACGTCCGCCGTAGTGACCAGCTCCAGCTTGTCCGCCCCCGGCAGGAAAAAGCGCGTCAGGTTCGCCTGCCCGTCGCAATCCACCAGCACCACGCGCTGCTTGTAGTCCGCGACGAGGATGTCGGCGAGGTTGATGGCGGTGACGGTCTTGCCGACGCCGCCCTTGTTGTTCATAATCGCAATGGTTTTCATGTCGTTCTCCTGTTTCTGTCTCTGTCAAAATTTTGTCTCGAAATTGCACCACACGGTTTCCGTCCGAGGTGCGCCGCCCTCCGCCTGCGCGCTCCATTGCAGTTTGTTCCATCCCTGCAGGTGGGAGTCATACAACGCATTGTCATAGCCCGACAAAATAACCGGCCCTGCGTGAGCTTTGAGAGCTTCCAGTAATTCGACGTGCTGCATGTCATCCGCCATTTCCACGAGGTACTGCTTCCGTCGCCTGGTAGATAGCATATACGGCGGATCGGCATAAATCAGCACATCCGGATGATTGAATCGCCGGATCACATCAAGCGCGGGACATTGCTCAATCTGCGCAGCCTTTAGCCTTTCTGCCGCATCAGAAATCCACTCCGGCAAGTTCCGCCAGTAGTGAACATCGTAAGCATACTCTCGCCCGACTCGGTCATTTTTCCAGCCACATTTGTAGGTGACGGTGCTTCCGTGTGATTGCCAATAGCGCACCAGCGTCAGCCGGGCCGCTTCGACGCCATCCGGACGGGCCTGCCCGCCCGCCTTGAAGTGGCCCCATGCCTGCTCGTACTCGCCGCGGGCATACGGCGTACAAGCCACAGCGCGCATCAGCTCTTCCGGATATTCCCGGATGCATCGGAACAGGTTGACGATCTCACCGTCCAGGTCGTTGATCGTCTCAATGCGGCTCGGTGGTTTTTTGAAGAACACAGCCCCGCTTCCAAAAAACGGCTCTAAGTAGCTTCTGTGCGGGGGCATAATAGATATGATTTTGTCAGCTAACCGCCACTTGCTGCCGGGATATTTAAGCACCGGATGCTTTATTTTAGTCATAATACGCCCTCAAAACTTGAAGCCCTCGCGGACCTTGACGCCGTCGCCGAGGTCGGCCTCGACGAGGAACCAGCGGTGCGCGCGGTTGATGTACACGATGCGCCCGGGCAGCAGCCGCGGGAGATCCCGATGTCCGGGGCCGATGGCCGCGCCGATGTCCGCCAAAATGGCGTGGGGATCTCCGATTCTTGGCATTTTGTTTCTCTATTTCTCTCGATTTTTTCAGAACGGCGCGTTTTTGTCCTCCGGCAATTCTTCGAGCGCCATCTGACCGGGCGCTTCACCGTCCGTTTTCTCCTTCCGGCCCTTCTCGTCATCGCGGGTGTAGGGCGCAAAGGTCTGGTGCCTGCCGTCAAAGGCAAACACGCCCTTGCCGCGCCGGCCCTCCTTGCTCTTGGCGATCTGGATGACGCGGCATTTCTCCTGCGAGTAGTTCTGCTTGGGGTCGGGCCGGTAGATCATCACGATCAGGTCCGCGTCCTGCTCGAACTGGCCCGTCTCCTTGAGGTCGTGCATATCCGGCGCGCGCCATGCCCCGCGCTCGGGGCGGCTGAGCTGCGCCAGTTCCACCACCAGCACGCCGCGGCTCTGGGCAAAGGTGTGCAGCGCGCGGGAGACGGTCGCCATCTGCTCGCTGCGCAGGTCGCGCGGGTTCCCTTCTGGGACGACCAGCTGGACGTAGTCCACAAAGATCACGTCGTAGCCGTAGGTGATGGACTCCGCCATGATGTCGCCCGCGGTCATGCCGCTCGCCTGGATCACGTCAAGCCGGCGCTTGGCCGCGTCCTCCGAGCAGACCGCGAAGGTGCCCCAGTCGCGATCGGTCAGGCGGCTGCGCTTGATCGCGTCGAAGTCGATCTTCATGCCCTGCGTCACGATGCGGTCGCCGATCTTGCCGGCGGACGTTTCGAGGCTGAAAAAGCCGACCTTGAGCGTCTTGGCCATGTGATAGGCCATCATCAGGGCAAGGGCCGTCTTTCCGTCGCTCGGGTAGCCGCCCAGCACCACCACGTCGCCGCGCCGGATGAAGCTGTTGTGGTCAAGCACGTCCATCCCGAAGCCCACATAGTCCGCGGCTGCGCCGCTCGCGTGGCGGGTGGAAAAGTCCTGCAAAAGCTCCAGCATCGGCACCACCTTCACGCCGCGCCGCGAGGTCATCTGCGCTTGCAGCTCCGAGAGCAGCGGACGGACGTCGTCGAGCGTAGCCGCGCCGTTGATCTGCGCCGAGAGGGCACGGATGCGGCCCAGCGCCGCCTGCTCGCGCATAAGCTGCGCATATTCGCGCCAGCTCGCGCTCGTGGGCGTGACCTCCATCAGGTCGATGAGCTGTTGCTGCTGCGGCGAGCCGGAGGCATAGCCGAGCTTCGCGTTGATCGTGATGGCGTCGGCGTGCCCGCCCTCGCGGAACACCTCGCGCGCCGCCTGGAAGATCAGCCGGTTGGCTGTGCTGGTAAAGTCGCGCTCGTCCACCTCGGCGAGCACCTGACTGACGATGTTCTCGTCGATCAGCATCGCGCCGAGCACGGCGCGCTCGGCTTCCAGCCCGGCGCTCGGCTGCGCGTCTACTCGGCCCATGTCCACCCTCCGTCCTGACTATCCGGCGGCTGCTCGATGCGGCGCACCGGCTGTGCCTTGGCGCTCTGCGCCGGGCGCTTGGCCGTGGCGTCCTCCCAGCGCCGGCCGTTGAGGAAGGTCGAGGCATACGGGATGCCGACGCCGTCCCGCCACGCGGGCGAGGCCTTGAGTACCTGCAGCGCCCGGCCGATGGTCTCGATCAGCGCGTCGTCTGGCTTGAGCTTGTCCCAGGCGCGCACCGCGCCCATGCGGTTCTCCCCGCGGGGATAGTAAGCCCAGAAGCCCTCAAAGCGCTCCGGCTTCCATGTCGGCGCCGTTTTGCTGCGCCGTTTTCTCGGCTCCTCGCCGTCCCCCTTGGGGGGACTATAGGGGGGTATAATATAATCTTTAGTCTCTACGTTCTTACTTTGGGTCGGAAACTCCGTTGACGGTGTTTCCCGACGACGGTTTTCACCGTTGTCGGTGTTTTCCGACAACGGTGGCTTTTCCTGCAAAACGTAGGTGTTCGCGGAAAAGCGCCCGCTGCCGTCATGCGACTGCTCGCGCATCAGATAACCGACCTCCTCAAGCCGTCCCACAAGGCGGCGCACCGTGTCCTTGCCGACGCCGCGCTCCTTTGCCATGCCGGAGATGGTGAACTCCCAATCGGGAGGCTTGTCCAGCATATAAGTCAGGAATCCGAGCATTTCAAAGCTCAGGCGCGTATCTCGGATCGCGGACTTATACAGGACGGTAAACGGCTCACGATGGCCGGACTTTATTACGCCCTCGCTCATACTTTCCTCCATCCAAATAGACGATGATCTTCATCAGCCGCTCCGTGAGAGACGTGATGCCGACGAGGATCAGGAAGATGTCCAGTCCCGTCATGCTCTCGCCTCCCCTCGGAAGGTGTTGACATTCGTCTTTTTCTGCGATATACTGTGTTTGCAATGGTTTTCAGGGGTTTTCCTCTGGGACACGGAACGCTTCGAGGTGCCAGCCTCGGGGCGTTCTTTTTTTGCGCCGTCCGCGTAGATCACCTGATACGCCGCAGCGATGGTCTCGCGCAGGTCCTGCACGATGTTGTCGAACTCCGGGCGCTCCGCGTCGTCGATCACGCCGTCCTCGGCAATGCGGAGCAATCCGGCCAGCCGATCCGCTGCGTCGCGCAGGCGGTTGGTCAGCGAGATGGTCGCCATCGGCAGGGGCTTGGGCTCCACCTCCGGCAGGATGCCGAGCCGGTCGGTCGCCTGCGCGTGCTCCAGCGCAAGCCACCTCGCGCCGTAGACCTCGCACATCCGCGCCACGGTCTCGTCCGGCGGTGTGAGCCGTCCGCCCTCGTAGCGCTTGAGCGTTTCGGGCGAGATGTGCAGCCGCTCCGCTGCCTCCTCCTGCGTCAAAAGGGTCACTTTGCGCCCTCTTTGATAAATATTTGGGTATAACGCTGCCATTGTCTTTGCTCCTCCTTTGTGGTAATGTCAGGGTATCGGAGAGGTCGCGCCGCCCTCAATGTAGGCGAGGAACGGTCTGCGCGGGATCAGCACACGCCGGCGCATCAGGATCACCGGAAAGCCGAGCTGCGTCCGGTCCTGCCGTGCCTGCACGCGGATCAGCTGCGGGTCACAGCCGAGAATGCTCCCCGCCGTCGCGGCGCTGATGGTCTCCTTCGTCGAATTGCGGATGTCCTCCAATGTCATCATGTCCTCACCTCCTCACTTTCCTGCGGCCAGCGCTCTCGCGTCGGCCGCACCCTTGGCCGCCACCGCGGCCCTCGCCGCCTCGCTCGCCGCGCGCAGCGCCTCGTCGTCGTAGAGGTCGCCGACCTCACACTCCAGCAGCGCGGCGATGGTCGGCAGCTTGTCTGCCGTCGGCATGGCCGCACCGCTCTCCCACCGGCTGACCGCCATCTTTGTCACGCCGAGCCGGCGGGCCAGTCCGTACTGGCTTACTCCGCGCGCCTCGCGCAGCTCCCGGATGCGGAATCTTGTCAATTCTTGTCACGTCCTTTCTCTTGATTTTGCGTGAAATTTGTGATATACAGTAAATTGTGGATTTACTTTTCGCCGCCGCGCGCGCGGTCAATCGCGCCCTTGTCGATACAGACGCTGCCGGATGAGAGATCTCTCTCCATTTCCGCACCCTTCATGACCGCCATCGCCAACAACTCGCGCGGGATGCCGCACCTCTCGCTGATGGAGTTTGCAAGGATGCCAAACTCGACAACGATGGTCGGCGTGCCCCCCTGCACGGTGACGACCACGCCGTGGGGCGCGGACTTAATGCTGATCTCAAATTCCCTCATGTTTTTCTCTCCTTTCGTTTCGCGTAAACCTTGCGTTTACCTTGTACGCCTATCTTAAATCGTAAATATACGTTTGTCAATATGATTTTCGTAAATTTACAACTTTTGTGCATTTCGTAAATTTACTGCTGAGGTATATCTGGATTGGATAAGAATATTTTTGTGCAAAATGTGAAATACTGGTGCGAAAAGCGCGGAATCCCTCCAACGGTTGCCTGTAAAGATAGCGGAGCGGGGCGCGACCTCCTCGTAAATTTACAGCGTGGCTCGTTGCCGTCCGTCGCAAAGGTGCAGCTGCTCGCGCAGTATCTTGGCGTCACCACCTCCGATCTGCTCGGCGAGGCACAGAAAAGCAGCCCGCCCTCGGAGGAGGACAGGCTGCTGGCCGGGTATGACGCGCTCAGCGCGCGGAATCGGGAAAAGCTGGAGGAATATCTGGACCTGCTGTTATCGTCTCAAGATAGGCCATGAGACGCCCACGGTTTTCCGGCGTAAGCCGCCGGTATTTTTCGATGAGGCGTTGGTGTAACTCGGTCAAGTCCTGCGGCGCGCTGTGCTGATCTGACATGTCTATGTACCTCTCTTTACTCGTATTTTAGACCGGCCAGATATTCCATTGTAAAGCGGCCCCGCCGCCCCTGCAACTGACGACGGGGCCTGCGCAGGCGAGCTGACACCTCCGGAGCACCTGCGTGTATTTTTACCATAGCACCTTTTTTGACAAGATTCTGTCGAAAAAGGCAGAGAAACCGTTAAATTCCCGTTAACCTGCGGGAAAATATAAAAAAATTGTGCCCGATTCGGGCACGGGAGGGATGGCATGAGCGAAGAAAAGCAGAAAAAGCCCTTTTACAAAAAATGGTGGTTTTGGCTTATAATTGCGCTTTTCGTGTTCAGCTCTATCGGTCGCGCTGAAAGAGAGCGCGCAAAAAAAGCTGCCGGAGCATTTGACGAGCGGCTTTATAATATCGTTCGCGCCGTAGATGCTTGCTACACAAATCTCGATGACCGCGGGCAGCATATCATAAATACCGGTGACCTCTCCGAAATTCTTGGCGTGTCAAAGCTCTTGGCACAGTATGCCGAAAAGGTCGATGAAATCAGCGCCGATGCGAAAACGCAGGAGGCTTTGGCTTATGTCGCAGAAGTCCGAGCCTACACGGCAAACACGCGCGTCATCGTCGAAAGCATTTACAACTATGTGAATACTTGGGATCAAAAATATGTTGAGCAGAACACAAGATGCAAGGACAAGCAAATCCAAATCCAAGTCCAAATTTTAGAGAGCCGCGAGGAATATCTCAAAACGGAGGGCTGGACAAGGCAGGAAATCAAAGCTCTTTATTCCAAATAATCACCACGGCCGCCGCCCGGCATGGCGGCGGTCGTTCCATTTTTCGCGAAGGGAGGCGGCGCGATGACCTGCACCAAATGCCAGCGGAAGATCCCGGACGACGCCGTGTTCTGCTGCTACTGCGGCAAGCGGCTTGTGGCAGCGCCGCCGAAGCCGCGCACCGGCAAGCGCGGCAGCGGGCAAGGCTCCGCACGAAAGCGCGGCTCGACCTGGACCGCCGTGTGGACGGTCGGCTTCCGCGCAGAGGGTGGAAAGCTCAAGCAGCTGCGCCACTACAAGGGCGGATTTCCGACCAAGACCGCCGCTCTGGCTTACGCAGCCAATCCGCCCGAGATGCGGGAGGTCAAGCTCCCCACGCTCAGCGATTACTGGACGCACTATGAGGGCGCGTCTCTGCCAAAGCTCTCCGATTCGCGCCGCATGGCGCACCAGATCGCGTGGGGCCGTTTGAAGTCCATCGCGCACCTGCCGATCAGCAAGCTGACGATCCAGCGCCTGCAGGATACCGTGGACGCGCAGACAAGCACCCACTACCCCGCAAAGGATATGCGCACGGTGCTCTCGCACCTCTATGATCGCGCAGTCGCGGAGGGCGCGGTGCCGACTAATCTCGCGCCCTACATCGAACTGCCGCCGCTGCAGGAGAAAAAGATACAGCCTTACACCAAGGACGAGATCGTGGCGTTTTGGAAAGCCTACGCCAACGGCGATATTTTTGTCGGGTACATCCTGCTGATGATCTACACGGGCATGATGCCCGGCGAGCTTAAAAATCTGACAAAAGCAATGGTAAACTTTGAGACGCATGAGATCGTCGGCGCCGGTCTCAAAACCGACATACGCAAGCAGACGCCTATCGTCTTCCCCGCGCTCATCGAGCCCGTGCTGCGGCATCTCTGCGAAGCCTCCGCCAGCCGAAAAGGGAAGGTGCTGGACATGAACGAGGACAACTTTTACGCGGAATTTCACAGCGCCGAGGCGCGCTGCGGCGTGCGCGACCTCAAGCCATATTCCTGCCGCCACACGACCGCGACCGCGCTCGCGCTGGATAATGTCCACCTCACGGTCATTAAGGAGATCATGCGCCACAGCAAGATCACGACCACCGAGCGCTACATCCACCCGGACACGATGGCGATGCACGAGGGGATCAACATTCTCGGGCAGAAGGATATGGACAGACTCAAAAAAGAAACATAGCGGTCACCGTAGCGGGCAAAGTGCCGCAAACGCTTGATATTAAAGGGCTCTTCTACCCCTGCTAAGGGAGTAGGGTGTGTAAAAAGCGCCGCGGAGGTTCAAATCCTCTCTTCCGCGCCAAATAAGGAAAAAGCCTGCAACAGCAGGCTTTTTCCTTTCTTTTTTGCTTTTTGCAAGTGTGACATTTTGTGGTGCTTTGCGGCGATTAAAAAGAACTCATAGGGGGCATTATAGCGGGCACAGATATTTTGACCGTAGCGGGCAAATAGCGGTCAGTCTTTGCCCTTGACGATGCCGCAGTAATAAGCCGACATCTTGGGCTTGGGGCCGGGGCCGTCCTCGTCGAGCAGGAAGGCGCGGGCGAGCTCCGCGAAGAACTCCGGCGTGGCGACGCCGAAGTGGGAGGCGACGCCGTAATAGTCGGAGTACATCATGTTCACGGCGATCCACCAGCACCAGGGCGAGACCTCGTCGCGGCTCACGCCGAGGCTCTCGGCGAGCGAGGTGGTCTGCTCCATGCTCCAGTGCGCGCCGGTGCTGCCGTCCGTGTTGCGCATGTGCTGCGCCCACTTCTCGGCATCTGCCTTGGTGAACTCGCCGCAGGTGCCCGCCTCCGCTGCCTTGAGCATGGCCAGGCACTCCCACATCGCCATGATGCCCTGCGCGGAATTGGGCGAGGGCGGCGTCTGCGTCATGTAGGACTGGATGCTGCGCTCGAGCTTCGGGATATAAGCCTTGAGCTGTTCATGCAGATTTTCCATCGTCTGCCTCCTCTCCGTCCGCGGACGCCTGCACGGCGTCCTTGACCTTTTTAAGCGCCGCGTCGCCGATTTGGTTGCCGATGCTGCGGCCCGTGGGTGTCGAGACCATCGCGCCGAGCAGCATACCGATCAAGAGCTGCATCATAGCGCACCTCTCAGATCCGCTGGACGCGCAGCGCCACATTTTCGACCGACGCGGCGGCGCCGGTGAGCACCAGCGTCAGAGCGGAGCCCGCAGCGCAGCAGACCTGCCGCACGAGAGCCGTGATGTTGAGGTCAAGCGCATCGTCCGCGGCGGCGGCGGTCGCCGAGGCGGTCGCGCCGGGGACGGCCACGCCGTCCTTAAAGAGCGTGACGGTGACGGTGCCAACAGCGGCAGGCGCGACGGTGAGCGAGGCGTCGACGTCGTAGTAGCCCGCGCCGGTGATGTTGACGGCGTTGCCGTTGAGGCTGACGTCGCAGCCGTAGCGGCGGATGAGGCTGCCGAGCGGGATGACGCCGCCGACCGCGACCGCGGAAGGCGTCTGCATGGCAGCATAAAGAGCGGATTTACAGGACATTTTGGTGTCTCCTTTCAAAATAAGATGGGCGGGGCATTTGCCCCGCCTGCTTCCCGGCCTGCAGGGCCTACCATTTTCGCGAGGCCGCGAAAATGGTTAGAGGTTGGTGCTGCCGTTGCAGCCGCAGGACGCGGGGATGATCTGCCCCGCGCCGGTGGCGGCCACGCCGTAGAGGTTCGGCTTGGTCAGCATACGGCACTCGATCGAATCGAGGCGGCGGTTAAAGCCGCAGCAGCAATCGGAGATCTTTGCGGCCAGAGCGTCGGTCTGCTCCTTCGTGAAGATTCCGTTCTTGAGGCTCTGGTTCTCCATCTTGAGGTCAAAGATGGTCTCCTGCAGGCGCTGCTCGTAGATGTGGCTCGCCTGCGAGGTGATGGCCTCCGTGCTCGCGTTGATAGCCGCGCGGGTGTTGTTGCTCTGCTGCTCAATGAGATACTGCGTGCGCGCCGCGTCGACGATTCCCTGCTTTTCGACCTGGCAGTTGCTCACGCGGTTGCAGCCGCCCTCCTGCGCGGGATAGGGGTTTCCGCTGCGATTCCAGCCCCAGCCGCCGCCGAGGTTGCCGCCGAAAATGGCGACGACCACGATGATGACGAAAAGGACTGCGATCCAGCTCATACCGGTGCTGCGCTCTTCCATGTGTTCGTGCTCCTTTCGCAAAATTATTTATTCCGACGGCTGCTTGAGCCGGGGGAATTTTGAGGACTGCCCCGCTTTGCCCTTTTGCGGGGCCTGTGAGGCGTTTTGCGCGCCGCCGAGTATTTTATTGGCGTCGGAGCGCAAAGCCTCCGGTGTCGTGCCGAGGAGGCCGCACAGGGCCTTTGCCTGCATCGTGCGCCCGTAGCGCGCGTAGAGGCTGTTGGCGATGTTGGGGTCGATGCCGAGGCGGCGCGCGGTGCTCTGCACGCCCTCGAGCGTGTCAGCCGTCCCGCTGATCGCCTGCTCCGCTCTCGCCGCCGCGCCTTGCAGGTCGGCGCTGGGGAACATTCTCGCCGCTGCCGCTAAGAGTTGTTTGAGGTCCATTTTCCTTCAGCTCCTTTACCTGATCGGTCAGATTTTTGATGACCGCGGCCATGTCGCTCATGGCCGACTGCATCTCGCCCATCAGCTCCTCCTGCGTCTTTGGCGGAGTGATGACGCCCAGCTCGACGAGCTTGTCGTAATACTCCTGCGTGGTGGCCTCCAGCTCGGCATAGGCCGAGGCGGTCCTGCCGATGAGCTGCTGGCGGTTGCCGAAATAGTCCACCTGGTAGATCTCGCTGCCGTCGACGGCGACCATCACGCAGCCGCTGCCGGAATAGCCGGCGATCGCAAATTGCTCCATGCGCTGCACCTCCTTTTGTTCTGCCTCTATCGTACCGCGGTTTTCGGCTTGCAAACTGCCCGCGTTCTGCCCTCAAACTGCCCTGTCCATAAAAAAAACAAGAGCGCCGACTAATCGTCGGTGCTCTCGTTTTGTCCGTCTGCGATTTTGCGGTAGGCGCGGCGGCGCAGCTTGGCGAGGCCGTCCACGCTGAGGTGGAGCAGCTCCGCCGCCTGCACGCAGGACCGCCCGCGCACGTCGCACTCGATGAGGCTCGCGGCCTCGTCGGGCGGCAGATCAAAGGAACGAATGTAGGCAATGGCCCTGCGCGGAGCCATCGCGGAAAGCTGAGCGCGGATCTCTCTGTGCTGTGTGTCCATAGAGGCACCACGGCTTGCAGGCGCCCACGCGAGGGGAAGTGTTGCAGACTTCCCACCGATTTCCCTTTCCGTGCCCGATTCGGGCACAAATCATTTCATCGTCGCGAGCTTGCGGATGAGGTCGCTGCCGTACTTGTACGCCGCGAGGTAGTCCATCGTCGTGTCCTCCAGCCCCGCGCGCTTTTGGAGCTGCGCGCGGTAGTCCGTGTACTTCGGGCGGTACGCGCCGAGAACGAGCGAGAGCTTGCGCTTGCGGCGATACACCCCGTCGCCGTTAGACTGGCTGCCGGTGTTGCCGTTGGAGGTATTGCCCTCGATGGCGGTGACATATTGCCCGCTGACGCTCTCGCAGATGCCGCAATGGTCGGTCTTGTACGCCGTGCCGGGGAAGTCGTAGATCAGCACGTCGCCGGGCTGGTAGCCCGTGGTGACCCACTGCCCGTGTGCCTGCGCCCAGCGCATCAGCTCGCCGCAGGAGGCCGTCTTGCCGCCGTCCATAAAGAGCGCCTTGTCCGCCTGCCGGAAGCACCACCAGACGAACTGCATACACCAGTACACGCCATCCATGCCGTAGGCCTTGCCGTACTTCTGCCGGTTGCCGCTCTGCTCGACCGTGCCGATCTCTTTGACCGCCACGGCGAGGACGTCACTTGCCTGCGCCATTGGCTTTGTTGTAGCTCGCGGTGCTGATGCCGATTAGCGCGCCCACGAAGGCCACCACGGCGTTGATGGTGGTCGCGATTTCCTGCGCGTAGGGCCAGCCCCAAACGCCTGCCAGCGCGCTGTAGAGCACGGAGAGCGCGGGCAGCGCGATGAGGCACAGCCACTTCAAAATGTCGTAGACCTTGTCGTTGAATTGCAGTTTCATTTTTTAGTCGTCCTTTCCTTTGATTTTGATTCCGGCCAGCAGCGCCAGCTCTGCCGTCCATGCCGCGCCCCACATGACCGTGAGGCTATCCGGTACAGTTTTGCCAAATCCGGACAGCACCAGCACGGAGATGCAGTACCACGTCAGGTTAAAGATAGCAGCCCATACGTATTTGTCGCGCTTGCGCATGGTCTTGAGTTTTTCCCGCGCGGACTTGTAGAGGTCGACGCCCAGAAGCGTCATGCAGACCACGCACACGCCCGCGAGGACGGTTTCGGCCCAATCCATCAACTTACCACCTCCCATTCGTCGATCTCCGACTTGATGCGGTCAATAAAACTGTTTCCACCGAGGGCCTTGTAGCCCCGATAGAGATAGAGAAAATCCTCCAGCTCGTACTGCCGGATGGTGCGGCCCTCCCTGTGGCGGTAGTAGGTGTGCAGCATGTCATGCCGGAGCTGGCATTTGAGCGCATCGGTCAGCTTGTCCAGCCCAAGCAGCTTGTTGCGGATGGGCTTGATGAGCATCGCCAGCGCGGCCAGAATGACCGTGATCTCCGAGCAGGTCGATGCAACGGTCGATAGGTTCATAGGCATTCTCTCTTTCTGCACGAAGCCACATCGGACTTCCTGCGGTCATATTACTCCGTGTATTCAGCCCAGCCGAACACGGACGGCTCCCACACGTTGCTGTCCACGTTGCTTGTCCAGTGCTTGCCGTTGTGGCTCACCTTTGCGCCCTTGCTGTATGCGTCGTGCGCGCCGACGGGCTGCGACCACGCGGGCCACTCCTCCGCCGGGTCTGCCGCCACGCTCCACAGGCTCGCTGCCGTGTCCGGCGTCCAGTCGGCCTGCGAGGTGTGCGCCTGCACGCATTTGTAGAGTTTGCCGTTGTGGCGGCGGAACTGCCCCACGGTGTATGCGATGGGGTAGGCCCATTCGGCGAACAGCTCCGCGTGCTCGCTCGCCGTTACCGTGTCGAGTGTACCGACCTCGCAGAGGGCGACAAAGGCGACCGCGCTCGCACTTTGCACAATCGCAAGGCTGTTCGCCAGCTCTTCGTTGGTGGGAGGGATAACAGGCTCGGGCTCGCCGTCGTCCTCGATGGTGTATTCGCCGTTGTAGGCCAGTTTTTTCGCAACTGCTTCGTTTTCCTCTGACCATCTGAGCTTTCCGTCCGCAAAAGATTCGACGATTTCGGGGCTGTCGGCTGTGCCAATATTGGACTGAGTGCAGATGCGGAACTTTAGGACTTTCATAAACGCCTCCTTAATCTGTTTGCTTGGTGTATTTGATCCAGATACGACCGGCATAGTTGGAATAATCCACCCCTTTCGTGCGGATCGAATAGGTAATTCCACTCCCGTATCGGATGCCACTACATTCGGGAATATCAACAACGTCGTTGTATGGGATGGAATAAACTGTGGAGTTGGAGTAAAATTCCGCGCGGTAATCAACGATGTTATCTACATACAGCGTGCCGCCAGAGGGTACGCCGACCTTAGACACGGTGAGTGTGGTGTTATTTGGCAGCGCAGCAATCTCTTCCAGCCGGATATACACCGGTTTGCCCCTATACCGCTCCGTGGTGCGGTACTCGACGCCAAGCTGCATGGGTGGGTTAATCCACTCGACCGTGGATCCATTAAGGACGTAGTTGCAGCCCGGATGGTCTGTGCTCTCGATGCCCTGCATTGCCGAGATATTGTTCCTCGCCTGCGCCTTCTGCGCGTCGGTGAGGGTCTGCGCGGCGTCGTAGCGGACGGTGCCCGTACCCGCGCCGCGGAGCAGCGCGTCGATCTCCTCGCCGGAGTATTGGGAAACGTAATAATCATCAGGCATAAAATCCCTCCTTATACGATGAGCCTGCGCCCGAGGCGGTCGAGCAGCGGCTTTTGTGTGTTGTCGCTCAGCCAGCCCGCGCTAAGCGGCTTGAGCTTGCGGTAGTAGATGATGATGCAGCCGTCGCCTGCCTCGCCGCCGTCGGAGCCGCGACCGCCCGGGGCAGGCTGGGTGTCGCTTGCGGTTAGCGACGCCTGCGAAACCGATATATTTTCAGATGTCGTTTGGTGCGCTCCCGCTGTGCCGTTGGATCCTGCGCCGCCGCCGCCGTGACCGCTTGTGCCGCCGCAGCCGTAACGGCTCTCCTTGGCGGGTGGCGTTGCGTCTGCGCCCGCGCCGCCGCGCGCCGCCGTGACCGTCGCGAATGCGCTTGAGGAGCCGATATAAGCATCGCCGCTGCCGTTTGCAAGGCCGTCGTTTCCGTTGGAGCCTGCCGCAGCGCCGCCGCCGTAGCCGCCGAGCCATCTGTAGCCGACGTAACCATAGGGCGCGATTTTATAGTCGCCCCGCCCGTCTTCTCCTTCGACCTCCTCCTTGTTTTTGCCCGCGGAGTAGGTCACACCGTCTACGGTGATTGAGGGGCTTGGCTGGTAGGTATACTTTCCATCGCTCCATGTGTAGCCGTTGCCCGGGCTGCCCGCGATGCCGCTTTTGCCTTTGGCGGCAAAAACCTCGCCCGTGATCGTGTCGGTGTAGCCCGCCTCGCTCGACGAGCCTGTGTCGCTCGTTGCGCTGCCCATTGTGGTCGCGGTACCGGGTGCGCCGGCGTCGTTTCCTTGCGAAAAGACGCCGCCGTAGCCGCCCGTTCCGCAAGCATAGGAGACCTTTGCGCCCGGTACCGCGTCGGTGACGGTCTCGACCAGCACCTTGCCGCCTTCGCCCGGCACGCCGGGCATGCCGCCCTTGCCGCCCTCCATAGAGACGCCTTTGTCAAAGCCGACGTAGCGTCTGAGAGCGTCATATTTCTCGGTCCATGTCTTCGATGCGCGCACGGCGGGGCTTTCACCCTGATGGCCGCTGCTGCCGCCCTGCCCCCCGCCGATGAGCACTTTGGTGTAGGTGGTCACGCCTTCCGGCACGGTCCAAGTGCCGGAGCCGGTGAGCAGCACGCGCTCATCAAAATACTCCGACGATTCCGGCTGCGGGGGCAGAAAGCCGACAAGCGCCGAGGTGCGGGACTTGAGCAGCCCGGAGATCTTCGTCTCGCGCGAAGCGATGCAGGCGAGCGTCTGCTGTTTGTCCCACTCGTTCCAGAGCGAGACGACGTGCCCGGCGTGCTCGGCTGCTGGGTTGACGTCCACGGTGAGCTGCTCGCGGCAGGCGTAATAGGCTGCCATGCGCTGCGCGACCGCGGAGGAGTTGACGAGCGAGACGAGCGTCGCGTCGGCGATCTCCTCGACGTTCTCCGCCGCGCCCTCGGTCACGGTGCGCGTGACGACGCGCCGGTTGTGGACGTAGCTTTTGCCGGTGAGCTTGCCGGTGCCCGCGGAGAGGACGGCGTAGTTCGCGCCGCTTTCGAGGATCGTGAAGCCCTCGGCGGAGAGTGTGTGCGCCGGCTCGTCGAACTCGATGACGTCGCCCTGCTGGGCCGTGCCCTCGAAGAGCGTGACGTCCTCCGTGCCGGCAATGTACTGGTGCTCGGTGACGGCGACCGCACTGACGGGGTCGAGGTACTTGACCTGGATGTTCGCAGCGTGGACGCTCCCGGGGCCGATGATGCTTGCCGTACCGTCCCAGAGTTTCTGCACGCGCAGCGTGCCGTTCTCGTCCGTGTGCAGCCACGCGCCGATGGCAAAGAGCACCTGCACGAGGCTGTCGCGCGCCGAGGCAATGGGCAGCCAGCCGTAGAGCTTGATGCCGCGGTAGACGGTCTCGATGAGCACGGGGATGTCGCCGCAGATCTCCGCGACGACCTCGGCGACCGTCTGCCCGGTGTAGATGCCGCCGCGGTGCGGCCGGACGATCAGCAGCCCGACCGCAGAAAGCGCGGAGAGCGTGTAGAGCTTCGGCCCCACGCGCGTGACGCTCTGCAGGTAGTAGACGCCGACGCGGCTGCCGGAGCGGAAATACTCGACCTTGTCGTTTTTCTTGAAATTCCGGATCGTGCCCGATTCGGACAAAACGGTGATGTCGAGCGTGTCGGCCTCGAGCGCGTCCGCGCGCAGCTCCTTGTACTCGCCCAGCACGCCGGGGATGTCGGTGCTGATGCGCTCGTCCTCGGCAAGAAGCTCGCCCTTGTATTTTACGGTGTTCAGCCTCATCACTTGGCCCTCATGGTCACGCGGAAGCCCCTCCACCAGTGCGTGCCGCTGTCGTCGAGCAGGACGGACACGGTGTCGACCGTGGGATGTGCGGCGATGGTTTTCTCCGCGCCGGTCCACGGGTCGAAGTAGCGGAAGAGGACTTCATTTTTGAGGCACGCCGTCAGCAGCGCGGTGATGCGCTCGGTCGGCGCGTCGTTGGTTTTGCCGACGATCGTCGGCTTGATGGCGAGCAGATCGCGCTCCTCCTCGCCGGAGCACATGAGACCGCCGTTCTCGCCCTCGCGGAACTCGTAGCTGACCTCGTAGCCGTATTTGTGGAACAAGTCGGTGAAGTCCTGCCCATCCACGATAGCTGGATATTTCGCCATCAGGTGCCCTCCTTTCCGGCCAGCGGGGTGCCGCGCCGGCGGCCCTCGGCCTGCATGAGCGGGTATTGCTTGCGCGCGAGTGTCTGGCCGTCCAGCTCGAGCGTGACGTCAATGGTCACGTTCTCGCGCCGTGCGGCGCTCTGTGCGGTCGTGGGAGACGGGGCAGGGGGAGATGCCACCAGAGCGCCGGACGCGCCGTAGCGCGCGGCAGAGCGCCAGAGCGCGGCCTCCTGCGCGTTGAGCACCGCCTCGTCCGCGTGGAGCTCGGCGAGATAGCCGTCGTAGGGCACGCGGTCGAGCCCCGCGGCGTGGGAGCCGGAGAGATGCTCGCGCAGCCTCGCCTCGGCGCGGTAGCGGGAGAGCTTCGAGGTGGACGAGCGCTCCACATTTTTCTCGTTTGCTTCCTCGCGTGCCTCGCGGATCTTCGCGATCAGATCACTAATAGCAGTGATCGCAGCCGTTACGCCCTCAACAATGTCCGCCGTGAATCCGACGATACCAGCCGCAATGGGTGTCAGCAGCTCGCCCAACCGCGCCATCGCCGCGTTGAGCTCCTCCTGCGAGCGGTTCATTTCCATAATGTCCTGATTAGCGTCCTTCCACGCCTGACCGGTTTCGCGCAGGCCCTGATTGGCGAGCTGCACGAGCACAAGCTGCGCTCGCTCGGATGTATCGGCGCAAGCTTCGAGCTGCCGGTTGAACTCGTCCTCATTCACACCCGCCCAGTTGAGCACATCGGCAAAGACGCCGGTGACCTTTCCGGCCTGCACGGTCTCGTTCACAGCCTCGCTCAGGCTGTCGATCGGGATCGAGTCGCCGTAGGTCGCCCACGCGCCGATGACCTCGTCAATAAGGACTTTGAGGTCTTCCTGCGCGAGGCCGAGGGCTTGCAGGTTCGCCGTCGCGGTCGCGGCGGTCTGCGTGTCCCCGAGTACGGCCTGCAGCTCTTGGTAGACCTGCGCAGTCTCCTCGGCTGTGTAGCCGGCAGCCGCGCTGGAGACCTCAAGCGTGCCCATGATCTTGCGGTATTCCTCGGTCGATTCTACGATCTCAAAGATCGCGTCTTTGACCGCCTTTGCGCCTGTGACGATGGCGCCGCCAACCAGCAGCCCCTTGAGGTTGCTGAGAGCTGAAGTTACGCCGCCAAGGTTAAAGCTGCCGTCCTCGTTGCGCAGGCCCTTGAGTGCGCCACCGATGCCGCCGAGGCCATCGTCGAGATCATCGGTTTTGCCTGCGGCATCCTTGACCGCCTTGCCGTAGCCGTCGATGCTTTTCGCGCAGCCGTCCGCGCTCTGTTCGGCCTCGTCCAAATACTTTTCGTTTTCGACCAGCTCGCTGTTGAGCTTGGCGAGCGCGGTCTCCGCGCTGAGCAGCTGCCTGCGGTAGCTGTCGGTGCGGGCGTCATTTTCGGTGTAGGCTTTCTTTGCTTCCTCGAGCGCATCTTTGAGCGATTCGACCTTGACGGTCTGCTGCTCAATGGACTGCTTGAGCAGGTCGTGCTTGGCGCGCAGCGCCTCGGAGCTGTTCGCCTGTCCCTTGAACTGCGCGTCGACGAGCTTCATTTCCGCGCCGAGGTTGCCCAGCTCGCGGTTGACCGCCGCAAGCTGCTTTTTGTATTCCTGCTCGCCATCGATGGCAAGCCGTGTGGTGATCTGGCGTACTGCCACCGCTCACCCCTCCTCTCTTTTCAGTCCGCGCCGCCGCTCCTCAAGCGTCTGCAGGTCCATGACCTGCCCGGGCGTGAGCAGCAGCCCCTCGCGCAGATTCAGCCGCAGGAACTGCGTGAGCAGCTGCAGCCAGTGCGCGCGCGTCACGGAGATCCCGTTTTTTTTTGAAGCTCCACCAGGCCGAGGTCAAGGTCGCCCGTCTCTTTTTCCTCGCGCCGGAAGCCGAGAACGATGGCGGCAAGGATGGCGTCCTTCGCCGCGGCGACCTCGCGCGGGGCGAGGTTGACGCGGAAAAACTGCTCGGTGAGGACGGGGCCGTGCGTCTGGCCCTGCCAGCGGCGATACAGCTCGCCCTGCTCAGAGAGCTTGAATAGGTAATAGCACACCGCCTCGAAGCTCTTCTTGCCGCTGCCCTTGAGGGGGTCGGTGATAAAGCCCTTGGTGCCGAATTTATCGTAGAGATCGAACAGCGCCTGCCCGTTGAGGCAGAGATACAGGTGCTGCCCGCAGAGATCAACTTCGTGTACTTTCATATTTGCCTCCGATTTGAGAAAAGGCGCAGCGGGGTGCTGCGCCTTTTCGGATTCCTCAGCCGCCTGCCGCGGCCTTGACCTTGCCGTTGACCCACGTCTTCGCGGCGGCCTCGGTCGTGAGCTCGTCGCTTTCGATGCGGTACTCGCCGGTGTTGCAGGCGTCCACCGAGAGCGTCAGCTTGGGGCTGTCAAGCACGATGGTTTTCTGCTTGGTGTTGTAGGTGCGCCCGTCGAGGCTCGCCTTGACCTTGGGGTAGAAGATACCCTTGTAATACTTCGAGCCGTCGGCCTTGATGTTGGTCGTGTAGAAGCCGAGGCAGCCGTAGGGCGCGGTGTCGTTGCTGGAGAAATGGATGTCCTTCGCGCCTTCGGTGCTGTCGATCTGCGCGCCGGTGACGGCCGAAGCGGTCTCGTTGGGCAGCTCCAGCACGCCGACGGCAAGCGAGCCGTCGACAAACTCGCGCAGGTAGATCTTGCGCACATCATCCGCGCGCGATTCGACCTCGGAGAAGTTGAGCGTTTCGGCGACGCTCATGAGGTCGCCGAGCTTCATCGGCGTGCCGTAGTTGGGCAGCGCGTCCTCCGGCTCGGGGTTTGACGCCGCAAACGGCGCCCACTGGAGATTTTTCGCTCCGTACTGAGGCATAGTTGTGCCCTCCTTTACAGGTTTTTGGATTCGAGGAATCGGTTGTAGACCATAAACTCTGCGGTCGTGGTCTCGTCGGCGCACTTCTCGTTGGCCTTGCGGATAAAGCCGCGCGCCTGGATGCTATCCGTGCCGTACTCGTTGACGTAGGCGATCTCGGCGTTGCGCGTGGTCGTATTGCCGCGCCGGCGCGTGCCGGTTGGCGTCACATAGATGCCGCGCTCGCCGTTTTTTACCTTGACCTTGCCCTTTTTGATGCACTCCGCCGTGATGCCGGTCGAATAGTCGCGCCTCTGTCGGCTGTTGCGGTAGCCGCCGGGCTTGCCGAGCTTGCGCGCCTCGGCGCGCTGTGCCTCGACCACCACGTCAGCCCCGGCGTTGAGCATCGCGTCATGCACGTCGTCGGGCAGCTCCGCGACCCGCCGCATCGAGAGGACGAAGGCGTCCAGCCCGTCAAAACGGATCTCAGCCACTGCGCTCATCTCCCAGCCAGCGCCCGACCGCATCGAACTCAAAGACATAGTGCTGTCCTGTGTGGTCGGTCGCGTTTTCGATCATCGCAGGAGAAAAGTCCTCCGCGGCTGCGATCGCCTCCCAGAGTGCGCGACGCGTTGGCACGGTGTTCGTCTTGAGCGGCGCAAAGTAATGAAGCTGCACGAGCGCGCGCTGCAGCTGCGCGGTGTCGTCGGCAAGAGCCTCGGGCTCGAGCGGAAAATTGAATGTGCAGTATTCCTCCGGCGGTGTCTCGCCCGCCTCTGTGACCAGCAGATCCGGCACGCACACCGGCACGATCGGCGTCACGACCGCGATGATTCTCTCATTCAGCGTCATACCTTGCCCTCCTGCGTGATGCGCTCGCACCAGAACTCCATGTACTTCCCCTCGTCGCCGTAGGTGTTGACGTAGAGGATGTTATAGTCGCGCCCGTCGTAGCGGATCAGGAGCCGCCGGTCAAGCAGCTCCGGGTTCGCGCGCGTAAGAAAGCGCACCTTCGCCTCGCCGAACTCCGCATTTGCCCGAATCAGCTCCGTGCCGCTCGTCTGAGAGAACTGCGCCCAGGTCTCGCGCACGGGCTCCGGCTCGCCGGGGACATCGTAGCCGTCGGCGTCCTTTTTCGTCGTCTTGCGCAAAAACTGGATGCGCTTCGAGAGCTTTCCTGCGTCAACGTGCATCACGCGCCTCCTTCCGCTCCCTCGCCCGTGCCCGAATCGGGCACGGGTTCGGTCAGCTTGAGCTGGTTGAGCATAGCGCGGAATACCGGATTGGTCGCCACGATCGTTCCTGTGATCGTTGGTTCGCGCCGGTCGTAGAGGTCGAGCGCGAGGTACTTGACGCATTGCAGATACTGCGCATAGCGCGGCAAGCCGTCCTGCGGCTCGCGCACGCCCGCGCCGGCGAGGTAGGCCGCTGCCGCGTTCACAAAGCCGGGAAGCTCCGCGTCGTCCGCGTCGACCTTGCAATAGGCGGCGATGTCCGTCAGATGCTCCGTCAGCATTTCTTACGAGCCGGACTTGGGCAGCGTCGCAACGACGACGCCCTTGTCGACCACGAGGTTGCCGCCGACCATCACGTCGCCGAGGATGGTCAGCAGGCGCTCCTGCGCCTTGTAGCTCTCGTCCACGCGCACGGTGAAATCGGAGAAGAGGCCCAGTTCATAGTTGAGCGGGTTGCCGTAGATCATGGTCTGGATCTCGGCGCTCGTGCTCGCGGTCGCGGTGCTCAGGCTGGTGAGGTCCGGGCAGATGGTGTAGGGGATCACCACGCCGCCGTCGCGGATCACGCCGACGTTGGGGTTCGCCATGTCCGGCTCGATGGTGAACAGGCGGCGCTTTTCGTTCGTGCCGCGCAGCTGGCCGATGGCCTTGAGGTCTTCCTTGGTGAGCAGCAGGCGGGCGCTGCCGGCGACCTCGGTGTCCGCGCCGTAGGCAAAATAAAGGGTGTCGAGCAGGTCGACGTCCACCGCGGTCACGTCAACGCTCGCAAAGATGCTCGCGCCCGCCTTGTTCTTGGCGATCTTCATGCCGTAGAACACATGGCTGCTCTCACCGTCGCCGTTGACGATCAGCTCGGAGCACTTGCGGCGCATGGCACGCATCGCCATGCCGTAGATCTTCGCGTAATAGTCCGCGGGGGTCAGGTTGCCGATATTGCGGTCGACAAAGCTCGTCACGCTCATGTCGTAGGGCTTGATCTGCGCCACACCAAAGGCGGGGTCGGTGCTTGCCGTGCGGGCTTTGCCCGCGGTGCTGGCCACCGTGCCGACCTTGGCGTCGAGCTCAGAAATCACATAAGGCTCCTGATACTCGCCCAAGCCGGAGAGGTTGACCACGCTGACCTGGTCGATGATCGCGCTGAGGGGCGCGTCGCCGCCGCGGATGTCGCGGCCCACGCCGGTGGGCTCGGCAAGCGAGGTGGTCGCGAGCGTGATGGCCTTGCGGACCTCCGCCGCGCTGAACTTGACCTCGCCGCCCTTGCGCAGGATCTCCGCGCGCTCGAGCGCCTTGTCGCGCGCCTCCGCGGGGTTCTCCTGCTTTCCGAGGAACTTGCGGTCCTGCTCCTCGATGAATGCCTTGACCTCGGTGATCTCGGTGTTGAGGTTCTCGATCTCGGTCATCTTGCTCAGATAGTCCTCGCGCTTGCCCTCCTTGAGCAGGCTCTCAGCCTCGGTGAGCACGCCGGCGCGCTTCGCCAGCAGGTCGTTGTACTTTCTACGCATTGTGTGCCTCCTTAAAATCTCATTTTTTCAAGCTCCAGCGCGGCCTCGTCCGCCCAGTGCTCGTTTTTGTCCGCGCCCTCCGGCACGGGAGGTTCCTTTTTTTCGGCGCCGCCGTAGCGCTTCGCCTTCACCACGCCGGCCTCCGGCTGCGCGGGCACCGCCACGAGGCTTACCTCGTAGGCGTCCGCCGCGCCATCAAGATCGAAGTGGCAGAGCTGCCCGTCGTACTCTCGGCCCGGCCAGTGCTCGCACAGCGTTTTGCGCTGGTCCGCGCCGCAGATCGAGCAGTTGACGCGCTCCACCGCGCAGCCCACGCTGCACTCGCGCAGGATGCCGCCCTCGATGGCGGAAACGGTGTCCGCGGCGCCTGCCGTGCGCACCATGTAGCAGCTGAGCACCAGACGCTTGACCTCGCCCTCGTCCGCCACCTGCGCGTCGTACACGCGCGCGGTCTGCGTCTCCGCGCTCCAGCGGTGGTCACGCAGCACGGGCTTGCCGATGTAGAGCTTGCCGAGCTGCTCAAGCGTCGCCTCGGTGAAACGCTCGCCGTCGCGGTCGATCTGGTTGTCGCAGGCGGCCAGACGGAAGGCGAACACCTCGTCCGCGCTCAGCTCACGCAGCGCCTGTGCGTTGATGAGGGCAAGCTCCCGCTCGCCCACGGCGGCCTTTTCGATCCGTGCCGCCTTAAAGATCATATCCATGCGGTTTACTCCTCTCCGGCGGCCGCGCCGCCGTTTCTCTGCGCACTCAGCTCCGGCCACAGGTCAAGCGGCACATAGTTCAGGCTCGCGCGCCTGCGGTTGCCGCCCGGCACGTTTGGCAGATCCTCCAGTGCCGCGATGTCGTCTGGGCTGAATACGCTCAGCTCGCTCATCGTGCTGTACCAGTTCGCGCGGCTCGCCGTGTCGCCCTTGAGCTCGGCCATCATGTTGATGCGCAGCTCCAGCCCCGCGGCCAGCTCGCTGTCGGTCAGCAGCTTGTAGCTCTGTTCCTCCTCGTACTGTGTCACGATGGGGTGCAGCGTGCCGACGACATACTCGATCGCGTTCTGCTCGTTGCTGCCGTAGGCCTGCTTGCCCTCATTGAGCTTGTAGAGCGGCACGCCGAAGTAGCGCGCGATGTCCGTGATCGACAGCTGCTTGTTTTCCACAAACTGCGCGTCGCGGTTCGTCCCCGCGATGCTCGTGTACTTGAGGCCGAGGTCGAGGATCGCCGTCCGGTGTGCCTTGCTCGGCCCCATGTGGACGCGCTCCCACTCGGCGCGCAGCCGGTCCTTTTTGGTCACGAGCGAGCCGTCCGCCGCCTTGACCGGATTTCCCTTGGTGTCCAGCACATAGCCGCCGAGATCGGTGTCGGTCTCCAGCACGCCGCCCGGCTGCCCGCCGTTGGCATAGTAGCTCAGCTCATACTCCTGCGCGGCCCGCGCCGCGGCGATCACCTCGCTGGCGCGCGTCACCGTGCCGAGACCGAGCAGGCCGTTGCGCGTGGCGTTCTTGTAGTGGCACACGTCCTCGTTCGGCAGCCGCATCACCTCGCCGGAGAAGGGATGCGTCACGTCGTACCACACGCGCCCCGCCATGTCGTGCCAGGGCTGCACCAGATACCACGGCACCGGGATCAGCTCCACCGGTTTGCCCGTGCGCTCGTCGCGCACGATCCAGTCGTAGCCGTTGCCGCCCTCCAGGCGGCTCGTCTCCAGCACCTTCTTGCGAATGAACGGGGTCATAGCCTCGTTCGGCCGGATGTTCAGCAGCCGCAGCAGCTCGTGGTCCGTGCGCTCACGCGTCCTCGTGTCGATCACATAATTCGGCAGCTTCGCGATGCTGTCGCTCAGCAGCTCAATGCAGCGGTCGACCGCGCTGAGCTTGCGCGCCGCGCTCTGCGGGTCCTCACCGGCGGCCAGACCGCCGGAAGCCGTCAGGCTGCCGACCGTTACGGACTTGCTCACGGTGGGCGAGCGTGCGGTCGCCGCGCGCAGGCCCTTGATGATGCTCATGCTTGACCATCACTCCCTTCGTCGTTTGCATTATCGTCAAAGCCGTCGACAACGGCCATTGCGATCAAAAGAATGCCGCCCACGATAAAGCCGGCCGGGATATAGATCATGCCCGCGCCTACCGTGATGAGCAGCACGCCGAGTTTCAGCACGGCGTCTCGCAGCTTTTCCACAGCTTTCCTCCTCACAGCGTGAAGTCCGCCCGTGCCACCGCCGCGGCAAGATCGGGCTTCTGATTCCTGGCAACCATCCACACGGCCATCACGATGATGCTCGCGACCGCCGGGTCGATGCGCCCCGTTGATTTATTCTTGAGCGGCTTGATGTTGCCGTTTCCGTCCGCATGGCAGCGGACGTTGCCGAAGGTCCAGCGGAAGCAGGTGTTGTGGACGTGCAGCAGCGTGTGGCGCTGCATCATGTCGTCCGTCTCCTTCATTGCCGGGCTCATGTTCTTGAGGTCCTGCGGGATCTCGATGATCGGCACGATCGGCGCGAGCCGCTGCGTGATGGTCCGGCTCAGATACGGGTCAAAACCTACCATCTTGAGGTCGTAGCGCTCCCGCGCCTCGCGGATGCGCTCCTCCACCGCGCCGTAGTCGATGACCTCGCCGGGGCAGAGGTCGAGGAAGCCGGCACGCGCCCAGTCCCGGTAGGGGACGTGGTCGCGCTTTTTCGCCTCGTCCACCGTCGCCTCGGGCCGCCAGATGCCATAGGGCAGCAGCACCGCCACATCCAGCCCGGGCTGGGGAGGGAAGAGCAGCACAAAGGCCGTCAGGTCGCGGCTCGTGGAAAGGTCCACGCCGCCGTAGCAGAGCTTCCCGTCCAGCTGCCGCAGCCATTCCTCGCGCTCGCGCTTTTTGCTTGGCCCCCATTGCGTCTTGTCGTAGAGGTTGAGCGAGATCCAGCCGACCGTCTTCGTCGTGATCCATTGGTTGAGCCGCAGCCATCGGAATACGCGCTCCTCGGCTTCGCTGCGCTTTGCGCTTGCCGCCTCCATGCGGATGTTGCGCAGGCTCAGATGCTTGCCGAGCGAAGGGTTGCAGAGATACCACAGGCTCTCGTCCCAGATGTCGAGCTTTTCCAGGTCGTCCGGATCATCGCCGAACATTGCCGTGAGGCCGTAGAGGATCGGCAGCCAGTTTTCCTCGTCACGGCCGAGCAGCTCGGCCTCCGCGTCCGCAAGGTCCTCGTCCCCGACATGCCGGAGGGAGAGGACCGAGCGAACGTCGCCGCCATCGCTCCGGATGCGCCGCAGCTGCCGCGCGTCGCGGATGCCCACAGCTTTCTCGTGGATTTCCCAGCCGATGGAGCTGCGGTCGGGGTCGTCGCCCGCGGTCGTCAGCACGATCCATGCCGGCTGCCGTCGGCTCGCGCCCGCCGCGCCGGTCATGACGTCCCACAGCTCGCGGTTGGGCTGCGCGTGCAGCTCGTCGAAGATGACGCAGCTCGGCTTGTAGCCGTGCTTGCTGTACACCTCGGCGGAGAGGACCTGCAGGATGCCGACCGTGATCCACTTGTAGCCGCCGTTGCCGGTCTTCACGCGCTTGCGGTACTCGATGCGCTTGCGGCTCTCGATGGGCCGCAGCTCGCCCTGGGCGATCATCTTCGCCGTCCACGGCGCGCTCGTCGCCATAAAGATCGCCGCATTGTAGACGACGGAGGCGTTTTCCTTGTCCGCCGCGCACACGTAGACCTCCGCGTTCAGCTCGCCGTCCGCGAAGAGGTGATAGAGGGCCAGCGCCGCAGCCAGCTCGCTTTTGCCGTTCTTCTTCGGGATCTCGAGGTAGAGGTACCAGTAGCGGCGCAGCCGCTCCGCGCTCTCCTCCGTGCCCGATTCGGACACGTCCATCGTGCCGTAAAATTCCATCAGCGCCTCGCGCTGCCAATCGTAAAGGCAGAAGGGCTTGCCCGTGTCGGTCGTCGGCAGTCGCTCGACGAAGTCGCACACAAACTGCCCCGCCTCGCGGTCGAAAACGTATGCCATGTTACAGGCTCCGCGCCAGCGCGTCCGCCTGCCGCTGCCGCAGCCGCTCGGTGAACTCGTCCGCGCCGCTCTCGGGCGTGAACGCCGCCGCGGGCAGATTGCTCGGCAGCACCAGCCGGCAGCGGCTCGATACCGTCAGGCCCATGTCGTTCGCGCAGTTGCGCGCCTGCTTGAAGTAGCGCTCCTGCACGCGCCCCCAGCCGTCTGCCGCCTCTAAATCGCGCGCGTGGGTTGATGTCAGAGCAAGCGCCCGCTGCACCTCCGCCGTCGCGCTGATGTACTCGTGGTGGGCGACCAGATAGCGGCCGAGGCTGTCCGCGTCGAGGTCGGTGTAGAGTCCCACGTCGATGAGCTGCTTGCCGATCGCGCGAAACTCGCGATGCAGCTCCTTGGGCAGCCACTTGGGCGGCTTCGCCCGCTGCGGCGCAGGCACCACCACCTCACGGTCGCGCCGCGCGTCCTCCTCGGCGCGCGTCAGGTGCTTGCGCCCGTTCATTACGACCAGATCGGTCGGTTGTCTTGCTCCTGCCATCTCCGCGCTCCTTTCTGCGCTGCCGCCGAATATATCGTTCCATGTCCCGCTTGAGATACGGGCTTGCCGTCGCGGACATGATCCGCTCCGCCTCCTGCACGGTCATACGGCACCGCCGTGCTTCCCAAGGCTTTTTACAAGCGCCTTTTCGCGGTCAGATAATGGCCAAATGATTTTTCCATCCGCTGACATGCGGGAGTTTTGCTGAGATTCAGAAATGGCAGCCAAACGTGCGCTCATGACTTCCAACGCAGCTTCTTCTGCTTTGGATTTCTTAGCAGCCGCCGCCTCTGACAGCAAGAAGCCGCCGCCAAAAATGGCCTTGCCTTTTTCCTTTTGGGCATCCAGAGCTCGTGTAAATTGAAGATCCTCATCGGAAAAACACAATGACTGGCCATGCTTCGCAAGGTCAAAATCCTGAACGCATAAAACGTTGCGCGGATAAATGTACCCCGGAAGCTCAATCCGGGATTCACCCCGGTTGCGCTTGTCAGCTTCATCTATCAAAGAAAACAACTCCCCGGAGATCTCCACACGCCACCCCCCCAAATTTGTGACAAAGGACGTATTGACGCGGGCACCGTTTTCGTATGTAACTGAGGCCGAAACGGGCACGTAGTTTGATTTTCCCGCATTTATGGAAAACAGCGTCAGCGTTGGAGCAAACAAGAAGTAGCGGATGCCATGCTCATCAAAGAATCTGCAAATCTGCGAAAGAATAGAAAATGGCGGATTGTCGATCACCACGCAGCCGTCCGGGTAGGTCTCGTGCTCATAGTCACCTCCGGGGCAAAATGGCCGAATCACCGGCGCGCCCTGCAAGCCGTAGTGCTCCAAAGCCCAGTCGCGGATCACCTCGTAGATGTTCTGCGGCGTGTAGCAGTCGTCGGTAGTAAGTTTTGGCTTGAATTTATCCACAAATTTCTCATAATCCTCGCTGCTTTTGCTCTCCACATCTCCCCAGAAGTGGTTTCCTTCTGCCGCTGGTTTCGCCCGCTCGTGGGCGCTGACATGGATCGTCTCGATCTCGTCCATCGTGAAACCGGTCAGCGCGGTGTCGAAAGAAAGACTGCTTAGCTCTTCCATCTCAAACTTGAGCCGCGCCGCGTCCCACTCGCCCGTCTCGGCAAGTCGGTTGTCGGCGATGATGTAGGCGCGCCGCTGCGCCTCGGTCAGGTCGCTCACCGTCACATACGGGACCTCGGTCATGCCTTCGGCCCGCGCCGCCTCGACGCGGCCGTGACCGGCGATGAGGTTGTGCTCCTCGTCGATCAGCACGGGTGAGACGAATCCAAACTGCCGCAGGCTGCGCCGCAGCTGCTCGATCTGCTCCGGCCCGTGGATCTTCGCGTTGTTTGCATAGGGGACCAGCTCGTCGATGCGTATTGTTGGCAGGTCCTTGACCGCCACGCGCACCGGCGTCTGTCCTGCTGTCTGCTTCTTTCCCATGCCTTGCCTCCTGTCGATATCTCCGATGCAGTCCCCGGCCCTCAACGCTGAGGGCGCGGGGGACAGATCCGTGAAGGCTATGGCCGGCTTCAAGAGCCGGGGACCACACCGGACGCTTTAGTATCCGCCCCACCGGGCCTACGTCAATACACCACGCATCAAGCGCAGTCCTTCGGCCCAGGCAGGGCGGCGTTTTGCTTTTCTTTGATCCTGCGCATCTGGCCCACCGTCGCGGCAGGCCGTCCCCGCGGCGCTTCTGCTTGCGGCGACAGCGCCGCGCACTCGAATGCTTAGTCGTTTTCTCCGCCACTGGCGGCGCTCCTGCGCATTCCCCGCCCCTCGCAATTCGAGGGCCGCGGGG